TACATTCCAGCAAGGTGAAGATACTGGTGGTGATGTTACTTATCGTCTGGTTTCTTCCAAAACTACTGCATCTATCACAACTACTGGTACTGGATCATTTACTGGTCCTAGCGGTGGACAAGATGGTGAAGTTGTAACTGGTGCGACATCTGGAGCAACTGCAGAAGTTGTTAGTTATACTGCTGGTACAGGTGTATTGGAACTGAGATATGTTTCTAAACCATTTACTGCTGGTGAGAATATTACTGGTTCTCAGTCGGGAACTACCAGAGCACATGATACTGGCGTAGCAATTACTTATGCTGGTGATGCCGTTGAGTCTGGAGCAATTTCTGACTCCTTTATTGACGCTACAATTAACTTTGCTAGCAGTCAGAAGCGAGTTAGAATTTATCAGGACAATCATGGTATGCATGATACTGATAATAATGTTGTTATTGAGGGTGCAATCTCTGAGGTTGCAAATACCACATTGACTGCAGCGGTTGATGCAACTGGATTGACTCTTGCAGTCAATGACGCTACTGCATTCCATAAGATTATTAATGGTCTTGCAATTGGTTCAGATAATCCTGGATTCCTGAAAATTGAAGATGAACTCATGGAATATGAGGCAATTAGTTCTGATGGTAAGACTATTACTATCAAGTCTGGCGGTCGTGGAAGTTCTGGTACTACTGCAGTAAGTCATGCAAGTGAAGTCGAAGTAGAGTGTTATAACTTGGATGGTGTTCCCTTGACACTCATCAACAAAACACATACTGGTATTTTGAATCCAACTCTCGATACTTACGAAGTTGAAACTGGTAAGATTGCTACTCAAGGTATTCTTGGTGGTGGTGAGGAAATCACGGCAACTAAGAATATTATGTTTAGCATTATCGCACCTTCTGTCCAGACGATGATTCTTCCTAAGACAAGCATTAGTGCTCGTGCAAATATGATTTCTGCTACATCTATTAATGATGGAGAAACATTGTCTCAGAACTCGTTCGTTAATACAGGTGAATTCTTTGATATCGAACTTAGTGAAGATAATTACTTCACAACTCCTATGATGATTGCTTCTGCTATCAATGAGCAGAATGAATTGGCGGGTGCTAAGTCATTCCGAATGGATATTACCATGGAAACGACTGTCGATAACCTGACTCCTGTTATTGATACTGATAGATTCTCTATCATTACAACCGCTAACAGAATCAACAAACCAGCTAATGGTGATAATGCTAAACTTGCTCAAGGTGATCCTCATGAAGCGGTTTATATTACTAAAGTTGCTGATCTGACTAATCCATCGGGTGCTATTAAATTGTTGTTTAGGGCATACCGCCCCGTAGACACTGAGATTAAGGTGCTATATAGAGTGTTGCCTGATGACTCTAACGATTCTATTGAAACCTTTGGATTTGAGTATTTCCCAGATCCCGAAGATGGCATTCCCGCCGCAACTGAATTTGAAGAGTATAGGGATTATGAGTATGAAGTTAGCGGAATTAAATTCAAGCAGTATCAAATTAAGGTCCTGTTTATCTCTCCCAACCAAGCATACTCGCCTGTAATTCAAGATTTACGTGCTATCGCTCTTGCTGTATAATGGAAAAAATAAACATTGAAGGACATGATCAATGGAAGATGGACGCTGAGTCTGGTTCCATTGAACTTGTCAGCAAAAGTGAATATGAAAAGTATATGCTCCGTATCGAATCTGAAAAGAGAGAGAAGGAGAGACAAAAGACTTTACAAAATGACGTTGATACGCTAAAATCTGAAATGAGTGACATCAAGTCACTTTTACTAACGTTAGTTCAAAATCAAAAAGGTTTAAATTATGACGATTGAAAAAGTTTCTCAACCTGAGATGCTTAAGCAGTTTCAGGATAAACTGAATGCACTCCAAGCAGAGACCCAACAACTCTCTGCCAAAATCAGAGAAAACGAAGTGACATCACTGAAACTTCAGGGTGCTATTGAGACCCTTCAATATTACAATCCCGAGGAAACTATGTCGCATCCTCCTGATGAAGCGGAAGAAGAAACCGAAGAATGATACTAGGGGGCGTGTGCCCCCTTTTTAATGACATAAATAACTTGGAAGCATAATCTTTATCGAGTTGTCGTAAAAAATGGCAAATAGAATTCAACTAAGAAGAGGTGGCGCTCAGGAATGGGTCAACTCAAACCCTACCTTGGCACAAGGTGAACTGGGAGTAGAACTTGACACGGGTCGATTTAAGATCGGTGATGGTGTCAGTGCGTGGAATAGCTTGCGATATTCTCGACCTGTTGAAGCGACTACCGCAACTGCAAACACTCTTGTGCAAAGAGATGCAGATGGTAACTTTGCCGCTGGTACAATCACCGCAACTCTTATCGGTAATGCTTCTACCGCACAAAGATTATCTACAACTCGACAGATTCAGTTAACAACTGATGTTACTGCTTCTGGAACATTTGATGGTTCTACTAACCTCAACTTAGTTGCCGAACTAACACGACTTTCATCGCTTCCTCACTATGATGCTGGCGATGCTAGTGCAACAGCAACATACACTAAGGTTACTGTTGACCAAAAAGGTAGAATTATTAATGCTTCTAATCCTACAACTCTTGCAGATTATAACCTCAATGGAACTGTAGAAGGTCAGTCTGCACAACCATATGATCTTGACTTGGTTGCTGTTGCTGGTCTTAACACAACTGGTTTTATCAGTAGAGCAAGTGCTGGTAATATGGTTACCAGAAGTGTTGTAGGAACTCCTACTACAATTCAAATTGATAATGGATCTGGTGTCGCAGGTGATCCTACTATTAATCTTATTCCTACTGCTGTTGTAGTTGGAAACTATAATACTGAGAGTCTGACATCAGTATCTGCTCTTGGTTCTAATAACGAACCTTTTGGCACTGAAACTGTAAACGCTACAAAATTTACAGTTGACCAATATGGTCGTTTAACAAGTGCAACAACTGTACCTATTGCTACTGCTACTGAGGGTAGTAAGTATGCTAGCTATGATGTAGGCACAACTTATGCTCGCTATGACATCATCGAAGAAGGCGGTAACGTTTACCAAGCAATTCAAGCAATTGGTGCTGGTGGTGGTGCTCCTGCTCATACCAGTGGCGATAGTGGAGGTTGGCGCTACCTCGCGGCTGCGGCAACCGAGCAGAAGGGATTGGCTTCCTTTGCACAGGAAGATTTCGATGTTGACGGCAACGGGCACGTTACCATTGCCGCCCTCGGCGTAGATAATACTCAATTACAGAATAATAGAATTTCTTTTGCTGATGGAAATACAAAAGAAGATTTTGAACTTGATCAAGAACTTACTAGCACCACTGGATACAGAGGATTCAATTATCTTAACTATATCAAAGTTAATGATACGAGCGGTAATCTACTTGTTGGCGCTAATAATACAGGGGACGGCGGAGCTGGGGAACTTGATATCAATGTACGCTCGTACTTCAGCGATCCTGATATCACTCTTGATGGTGTTGTTGCTCAAACCCTGGACAAAACTGGAGATGGTGACCTCACTCTTCAATTAACACAGAATACTGCTTCTAATAGAAACTTCAATATCCTGACAACCAATGCTGGTGCAGGAACTAGTAACATCATTGTTACTGCCGAAGATACTGTTCAGATTAGTGCATCTGATGCTAATGGTAAAGTCCATGTAGAGGATGCACGTTTCCAAGATAATTATATTGCTACAACTAATGCAACTCTCAACCTGGATCCTGGTGATGATCGTGCTGTAACTGGCGTAGTTCGTGTTTGGGGTGATCTCCAAGTCGATGGTGTAACGACAACTGTCAACTCAACAACAATGACAGTAGATGATGTTGTCCTTACCCTTGGTGGTGATACTGCTCCCTCTGCTGATGACAACCTCGATCGTGGTGTTGAGTTCCGTTATTATGACTCTGAAGCACGTCTTGGATTCTTTGGTTGGGATACTGACTATACTGACTTGGCTAGTCATGAAGGCGGTTATCGTTTCCTTCATGCTGCTACAAATAGTAGCGAAACTTTTTCTGGTACTGATTCTGGTATTATCGCTGGTAATCTTAAGTTAACAACTAATACTAACTCTACATCCAATACGACTGGCGATCTCGTAGTTGCTGGTGGTGTTGGAATTACTCAGGACGTTAATATCGGTGGTCTGGTCGATATCGACAGCACTCTGCGCGTCCACAGCACCTCTCGCTTCGATGACAACATGGTCATCCAAGGTGCTTCTAAGACTCTGCAACTTAACAATGGTAGTGGCACAACCAAGATTGAATTCCAGTCCACAACTGGTAACGGATCTCTTGCTGGTATCTTGGATGTAACTGGAAACTTCAACGTCAATACGGATAAATTCAATGTTGTTGCCACTTCTGGTAATACCAGTATTGCTGGCACTCTTGGAGTAACTGGAGATACTACCTTAACTGGTGCTCTGGATGCAAACAGCACTCTGAATGTTGCTGGATTTACTTATCTTGAAGATACTGCAGAACCTCAGATTGCTCTGAACTCTGGTACTGGTCTCTATGAAATTCAAAATAGTGACTATGGCGCATTCAGATTTGATGGTGGTGGATACATTGAAGGCGACTTCATGTTTAACTCCGATGTCTATGTCAATGGTCAGGTTGTTCAGAAAGAAGACGCTACTGCAGTATTTAACAGACAGAACTACTTGCAGGTTCGATATAAACTCTTTACTGGTTCTTCTTCCGCATATACCCCAAGTTACGCAAGTGATACCACCACAAACTTATTAGTATATGGTGGTGCTGGTATTGGAACCGATCTGTACATTGGTGATGATCTCTACATTGGTAAGCTAAACAACGGCGATACTATTGAGTTCCAAGTTCTCGGTGAGTCTGGTAACACAACTATTGGTCGCTCTGGAGCAGGTAGTGCATCTGCAGGCACTTTAACTGTTTATGGTGACACTCTCTTAGATAGAGATCTGACCGTCAATGGTTCTGCAATTACTTTGGGTAATGCAAGCACTGATGTTCTGACAGTCAATGCTGATACTACATTCAACGATGATGTCACTATCAATGGTGACAATCTTCTGTTTACTATTGAAAGACAAGATGGCACCGATGCCTTTGTTGTTGACTCGGATAATGGAAACACAACTATCGCAGGCACCCTGGGAGTTACTGCTGCTACGACTCTTAGCAGCACACTGAATGTTGTTAACGCTGTTGATTTCGACAGCACACTTAATGTTGATGGTGCAGTTGACTTCAATAGCACTTTGGTTGTTGATGGTCAAACAACTATCTACGACTCTTTGATTCTTCAGAGTGATAACGAAGTATTCAACATCAACACTGGCGCGGGTGTAACTAAGTTTAGTGTTGATTTTGATAACGGCAATACAGACATTCAAGGCACACTGAATGTTGAGGGTGCTACAGAGATCGATGACACACTGAGCGTTACCAATGTTGCTACTTTCAGTGATGCTACTGATCAAACTCTTACTGGAACATACTCCGCTGATGGTGCTGTAAGACTAACTGGTGGCATGGGAGTCACAAAGAACCTCGCTGTTGGCGGCAACATGCGTGTCTTTGGTGATTTTGAGATCACTGGTGCAACAACTCAGTCTGGTAACACTGGATTTAGTGGTCGTGTTTCGATTACTAATACTTCTGATATTACATCTTACTCTGATAACAGCGTTGCACTTTCCACTGAGGGTGGTTTTAGAGCAGAGAAGAATGCATACATCGGTGGAGACTTCCACATTTGGGATGATGCAAACTCCAGAGATGCATTCTATGTTGATGTAAGCACTGGTGATGCTACCCTACACAATACACTGACTGTTGGCGGAGACCTCGTAGTTAATGGCACAACCACTACTATCAATTCTACGGTCACAACTCTCGATGACCCTATTATTACTCTGGGTGGTGACACAGCACCAGCGTCTAACGACGCTAAGGATCGTGGTGTTGAATTCCGTTATTACGACAGCACTGCGAAAACTGGTTTCTTCGGACTTGACAGATCGTCCTTAGAATATGTCTTCTTAAGCGATACGACAAATGCATCTGAAGTTATTTCTGGCACAGATGGTGATCTTCGTGCTGGTAGTCTGCATCTTACTGGTGCTGGCACATCTCTTGACGTTGATAACGATGCCAATATTGATGGCACCTTAACAGTTGATGGTCAACTCACCTCCAACGTATCTACTGGAACCGCGCCATTTGTTGTTGCTTCTACAACTAAAGTTACTAATCTGAACGCTGATCTTTTAGATGGTCTGACGACTGCAACAGCAGCAACTGCTGATACAGTTGTAATTCGTGATGCATCGGGTGACTTTGCTGCTAACGTCATTACGATGGTAACTAGCACCATCTCTGGTAACTCCACCATCGGAGGCACTCTCGGTGTTACAGGTGCAACAACTTTAAGTTCTACACTTGGAGTTACTGGCGCAACAACGTTGAGCAGCACTCTGGGCGTCACTGGTGATGTAACCGCTAGTGCGAATCTAGATGTAACTGTTAACGCAACTATCGGTGGTACTCTGGGTGTTACTGGCGCTACAACTCTTTCTAGCACTCTTGGAGTCACTGGTGCTACAACCTTGTCCAGTACCCTGGCGGTAACTGGAACTTCTACATTCACTGGTGCAATTACAGCAAATGGTGGTGTTATAGGTAACGTAACTGGTAATCTGACTGGTAACGTAACTGGTAATCTGGTTGCAGCATCTACTGAAGCAAAAGAACTGGTTCCTGATACAGACAGCACTTATGATCTGGGTGTTACTGGGGCACGTTGGGCAAACATTTATGTCGATGCTGCTACGATTACTAACAATGCTTCTGTTGGTGGAAACCTCTCGGTAACTGGAACTTCTACATTTACTGGTGAGATTTCTGCTAATGGTGGTATTGCTCTTGCAGATTCTGACAGAGCAACCTTTGGTACTGGCGATGACTTAAGGGTTTATCATAATGGTATTGCTGGTTATGTACAAATGACCTCCACTGGTGGAGATTTAAATGTTGCTGGCGATAACGTTAATATCACTACAACTGCTGGAACAAACAAGATTGTTGCAACTACTGGTGGTGCAGTCGAACTTTATCATGATGGTACAAAGACCTTTGAAACAACTGCGACTGGTGCAACACTTACAGGTATTCTGGTTGCTACATCTCTGACTGGTAACGTTACTGGTAATGTAACTGGTGATGTTACGGGTGACTTGACTGGTGATGTAACTGGTAACCTGGTTGCAAATGCAACTGCTCTGAATATTCTGCCTGCTACAGACAGCACTCATACGTTGGGTAGCACTACATTCAGATGGTTAAATGCTTACCTCGATAACTTCGATGCAGCAGGTAACGCTGTTGTTGGTGGTACTCTGGGTGTTACTGGTGCTGCTACTTTATCCAGCACTCTTGCAGTAACTGGAACTTCTACATTCACTGGTGCTATTACAGCAAATGGTGGTGTTGTAGGAAATCTTACAGGTAATGTAACTGGTGATGTAACTGGTGATGTAACAGGCAACCTTACAGGTGATGTTACAGGTAACGTAACTGGAAATGTTACTGGCAACGTCACGGGCAATATTGATGGTATTGTTGGTGGAACCACACCAGCAGCAGTAACTGGCACTACTATCACTGCAAATACTGGATTTACTGGTGATCTCACGGGTAATGTCACAGGTAACGTTACTGGCAATGTAACGGGCAATGTTACAGGAGATCTCACAGGTGATGTAACAGGTAATGTCACTGGCAATGTAACTGGTAATGTCACAGGTGATTTAACTGGAGACGTAACTGGTAACCTGACTGGTAATGTAACTGGTAACGTCACGGGTAATGTAACTGGTGATTTGACTGGTGATGTAACGGGTAATGTAACTGGCAACTTGACTGGTAATGTCACAGGAGATGTTACAGGTAATGTCACTGGTAACCTGACTGGTAACGTTACAGGTAATGCAACTACAGTCAGCACCTCAAGTTCTGGAAGTGCTGTAGAAGTCTTTGTTGCAACAGTATTCAATCAGGCTGGCACTAACTCAATTACCACCGATCCTGGATTTAAGTATGACAGAGGAACTGACGAAATTGTTGGTGCTCTCCGAGGTAATGTAACTGGTAACTTGACAGGTGATGTAACTGGAAACGTAACTGGTAACTTGACTGGTAACCTGGTTGGTTCTACTACAGAATCCAAGGCAATTGTACCCGATACTGATAGTTCCTATTCTCTTGGTACTAATGATAAGAGATGGACAAATGTCTTTACTGATAACCTCAATGCTAGTGGAACAATCACTGGTAACTTGACTGGTAACGTTACTGGTAATGTAACTGGTAATGTAACGGGTGATGTGACTGGTAATGTTGATGGTAATGTTTCTGGTGAAGTTACATTAGAAGGTACTGCACCTGCCAGTGCAACTGACACTGGAACCGCAGGTGATATTCGGTATGATGCTGATTATGTCTATGTTTGTGTTGCTACAGACACTTGGAAAAGATCCGCCCTCGCTACTTGGTAAACTAAATGTCCGCTACAAGACCCGCTTCTAAAACAGAGTTAAAAAATTATGCTCTTCGTAGATTAGGTTATCCTGCCATCGACATTAATGTGTGTGATGAGCAGTTGGATGACCTAATTGAAGAAGCAATCGATTACTTTCAAGAGTTTGCTTATAACGGAAGTTACAAGGCATTCATCAAAATTCAAGTAACTGATGCCATTAAAACTGCTGCAAAGTCTACGACACAGATGGGTGCAACTTCCTGGTATGAAGGAAATGAATATGTTTCTCTTCCACCAGGAGTTTTAGCAGTCAATCATGTTTATAGTCAAATTGGTGCTTCTAGCGTAACTCCTGGTAATATCTTTAATATCAAATATCAAATCTTCCTGAATGATATCTACGCGATGACGCATGGACACATCCTACATTATTTTATGACATCTCAATATCTTGAGACACTTGATTGGGTAACAAATTCTTCTATGAATCGTAGAGTTAGATACAATGAGTATCAGGGTAAACTTTATCTTGATTTTGACTGGAATGAGTTACAAGCAGGTGATTATATTGTTGTTGAAGTCGTGATGCGTCAAGACCCCGAAACTTATACTGCAATGTATAATGATGCTTGGTTAAAGGACTATGTTGAAGCATTGTTCCAACAGCAGTGGGGTAGAAACCTCAGTAAGTATGATGGCATTCAAATGCTTGGTGGTGTAACCCTTAATGGTCGTCAAATTCTTGAGGATGCAAGTCAATTCAAGAAAGACCTCGAACAACAAATTCGTGATCAATACGAACTACCTCCAATGGACTTAATCGGTTGATATGACATACCAAAACGATCCTCCACAAAATTGTATTCAGTCAAACTATGCAAGTAGTTGTAGACTAAATCTTAATGGGTCTGCACAGGAGCAGACATTCATGGAAAATTTGATTGTAGAAAGTATTGAACTCTATGGTCAGGATATTTATTATCTACCTAGAACATATGTCAACAGAGATACTATCTTAGGTGAAGTTGAAAATAGTAATTTCACACAAGCACTTTCTGTTCGTGCATATGTTAATAACGTAGAAGGATGGGAAGGACAGGGAGAACTTCTAAGTAAGTTTGGAGTTCGTATTGAAGATAAAACAACATTTGTATTTTCTCGTAAGAAGTTTACTGAAAAAGTAGATGATAATGCTACGTTGAATGTTGAGGGTCGTCCCAATGAAGGCGACTTAATTTGGTTCCCAGCAACAAAGCATCTTTTTGAGATTCAATTTGTTGAAGCAGAAAGACCATTCTATCAACTAGGTAAAGGATATGTCTGGGAATGTCAATGCGAACTCTTTGTCTACAGCGACGAAGACCTCGACACTGGTGTTGCAGAAATCGACGCTATCGAAACTGCCTTCGCCAATTCTATCAAGTTGGTTATGGATGCTGGCGGCACTGGCGACTTTAGCGTCGGTGAGGAGATCGTTGGCGACCTTTATCGTGCCGCAGCGACTGCAACGATTGATTCGGGGGCGGTAAACGCAATTACAATTACTGATGGTGGTGAGCACTATAAGTCTGCTCTGCCACCTACAGTTACAATCACAGGAGGTGGTGGAAGTGGTGCAACTGCGACCGCAACAGTTAGCTCTGCTGGCATCGTTACTGGCATTACTATTACATCTGGTGGTAGTGGTTACACTAGTGCTCCGACCGTTACGATCGACTATTCGCCCAAAGACTCTAGAGCAGAAGTCAAGTCCTGGAATAGTTCTACAAGAGAACTCCAAGTCATCAACAGAACAGGAACATTCAATACCTCTGAA